CCCTTAGACCAATAAGTAATCCGCTTCTAGGCGCTTTAATATTTGTTGCAAAATTAGCAAAAGTAATAAGGAATGGATTGAGTTCTAACCATGCGTTAATTCTACTAAGCGGAGGGTTGCTCCCAATAATGTCATAACCTACGGTGGTCATGCACTGCCAATCATTCATAAACCCATTGTTCCAAAGGTTAATAAAACTAGGTGTGACATTTCCTGTTCCACTAATGCCATAGCATTCGACAACTTTAATCCCCGCACCTACGCTAGTAACCTTTAAGAAAGCATCTCCAATAACAGATGGCAAAGAATTATGCAAGGTACTACTATCAGAAACACGCACATAAAGGTCAGACCTATACGGGATTTTCGCCATGACTTCCTCAAGAGTATTAGAGCTAGTACATCCAATTTCTTCAAGGAACCGAATAATTTTTCTTGAATTAGGCTTAAAATTTGGCAAGGTATTGTAAATACAATTACTAAGAATAGTATAGTTAATATACAACACATCTTTAGTATATTGTGTCCCACCGAAAATCTGGCTCATACTTTCGCAAAGGAATCCAGCGCATCCCTTGAAAGCAAAATAGCTCTCAAATGTCGGTTCCCACCCAATCTGATAAAACCAGTTAGACTTATTATTAACAGAGGGGGTAAGCTCGGGGTATTTGCTAAGAATCCTTCTCTGCAAAAATGCAGAAGTTTTGAACAGGTTAAATCTAATATCAGCATAATATGCGTCGTCACTACTGCAATTAAACCAGAATAGTGCATTATTATCAGTATCAGGTCCAGTTACAGCATGGGTCAAAAACTCATGGCAATCAACCACAAAAAGGCTAGTCCCCCATTCAGCCTGTAAAGTATCGACAAGGTTTGCAACAAATCTCGCTTCGGGCTGGCTTAGAGCTGTGCCACCTTCACCGCTAACACTAAACCCATTAGGGAAGTTTCTATTAACATTAACATTATTACCATTATTAGAAGTATTGTTATTAAATCCACTAGGATTAACAACAGGCACAATTGTCATGCCGATGGAGTTCATAACAGTGCCGTACTTTTCGGGGTTATTAATCATTTCTTTAATGAAAAGATAAGCACTAACAACAGCACCCTTTTCAATTCCGTGCATACCACTAACAATAAGCAGATGGGGCATGCCGTTATAGCTAGTTTTCATTCCGTCAACATTAGACGCGGGGATATTTTCAAGCGCAGGGGATTTATAAGTATAATAAAGCAGATTATTTCCGAAATCATCAACACCCCAAAGATGTTTTTCAAGTCCCGGAAGCTCATCATAAAGGGCGATAATTCTTTCATACCGCATGGTTTCAAGATTTGCCGCAAAATATTCCAGCTCAGTTTCATCGGGGTCGGGGAAAATTCTGTTCAAACTGCTATCAATAATATTCCCCGTCTGACTAATCGCCCTTTCAACGATATCATCAAACTCACCACTATCAATCATTTCATTAATAACTCTATCAACTTCCTCGGTTACAATCTGTTCAATTTCAGTTTCATCAATAACACTATCAACATAGTTTTTCAGTTCAATAAATTTTTCACCAAGCTGTGTCACATCTCCAACCATATTGTTAAGATATTTCACAACTTTATTCAGCAGTTCATAATAGCTCAAACTGTCATCATAAACCAAAGGCAATACAGTCTGGCACCAAAACCGAAATTTATTAGGATAACCCATGCGTTAAACCTCCTTTACCACAAAAGCATAAACAGGTCAGACAAATCATTAATAATATCCATATCAATATTCAAAAAGATTTCCCTATATTCCTTAATCAAACTTGCATAACTTCTCCCCGGATTTTTACCCTTTACGTGCTCAAGATAATCCTCCGTATTAGAAAAGTTACCGCTTTCACTTGTATTAGCTGTGCTTGTGTTTGCCGTTGTATCACTTCTATTACCCACATCTTTTCTTGCATTTGTTAGATATGTCATTTCATTTGTAGTATTGTCATGTGATTCACCTGGAAAATCATAAATATTTCCTTGAGGTGTATCGCTGTAAAAATCCCAATTAGAGTTATTACTTGTCAAGCTACCATTATTCTTGCTACTTCCTGTGCCTTGTTTGGCATTGTTTCCGCTACCCTGTTTATTATGGTCCCTAGTCAAATCAACATCATAAAGAGGATTAAATTTAATTAGTTCACTTTCGTACAGCTTATTATAATAGGGCATAATTTCATTCAGCTTTGTATACAGTTTAAGTTTCCATAACCCAACCGTTTCAAAACCTATTTCCCTAGTATAATAGTGGGTGATAATTTTTCTTTCAAGAACATTTCTATAATTTTCATCGAAAATAGGGAAACCAAAATCAAATATTTTCGGGATTGCCTTTTGGATAACAGTTTGAGTATCATTATACCCAACACTTTCATCCAAACCGCTGTAATTTTCGCAGATAAATCTAAGTTCTGTGGTATATTTACTCATTGTACCATCACCACCTTAATTAGTCCGCAGGTCAATAACGGTACCACTAGCACCGTAATCCCCACTCGGCCCTGCGAACATAACCTCATCGTCTGCTTCTCTAAATTCTACTTCAATATTAAGGTTAAACATTTTATTAATTTTTTCGGCGGCCTGTCTGCGCATTTCCAGTCGGGAATATCGGCTTGCAATTGTTCCACCTTGATTCCTCAGCACTTCATCAGAAATCATACGCTCCTTTTTCTGATAGTTCACATTGCTAATACCAAGGTGAGTTAGAGCTTCATTCCAATACTGGGTAAAAAGCTGATAAAGTTTATCGGCTACAAAAGGCGCGCCAGTTTGCAAAACATTAATATCATTAGCATTGAGCCGTTTATCACCAAAGATAAAAGGCATATTTCCTTCGTATTGCATATAAAGATTTTGCATGGTCATCCTCTGGTTATCATCACAAAGAATAAGAACAGGCGTTTTCTGTGCATTTGCGTTTACATCAATTGCCCTACTAAGATTATACAGTTTCATAGCAAACATTTCAATATCATATTTAGTAGGATGACGCAAGAAATTATTATAAATTACAACGCTATTGCTTGCGTCCCTGTCCGCTTGATACCCATTGACAGCGTATGCCCTTCTCCTAGTAGGAACATTATAAACGTCAAAAGGCCCGGCAAGTGTGCAACGCAAGGCCATAGGCCCGATTACATCATCTTTGAAAAACAAAGCCTTTCCCTCACAAAACAGCGCAAGTTCCAAATATCTAGGATCAACGGTATCGGGCAGATTTTTCCATTCAAACATGGAAATAGCTAGTTCTGTTAGTTTATCATAGTAATATCTATAAGTAGCGTTATTAAGTCTTGCGCTGTCCCAGAAATTCCCGTTCTTTTTTCTACCACCCAATTTTAGAACCCTCCTTTCATTAATTCAGTAGGGCATTAATACGGTTATATTTTCCAATATTGTTATAATCTGCCCAAAATGTAATTCCATTATTATAAATATCGCATATCATGCTCATATCATCGTTAGGAACACTACCTGTAATAGTACAATTTAAAGTTTTAGTATATGTCCAATATTGCCTAGCATGAGTATTTGGAACCTTATTACGCCTACAGGCATAACCGTATCTATCAAAGAAATCGTCAATTATTCTTGCATATTGTGGGGTTATTTGAGTTTGATAAGCATGAAATCCATACCATTTTGACGCTACTGACATTACATTGGTATTACTTCCCTGTACAGAATCCGGCAAAGTTTTGGCCTGTTCTTGTGCCGCAATAAGCCCAAGAGCCGCCCCAACGCCAGCACCAAATTTTTTAAGGCCAGAATCTCCACCCCCTTTATTAAAAGGTCCGGGTACAGAATGTTTACCAGTAGTCCACCCATTCGATGCTCCAGCTACTAGCTGACCAGCACCAACAACTTGTGCTCCAATAGCACCTATCCAAGCCAAGGCACGAGGGTATCTAGATTGCGCTAGCCAAGCCCTATAACTATCAATAGCGTATGAACATTGTATAGAGGATGAAAGCCGATTCGCTTCAAGTAAATTATGAGGATTACCTTTATACTTAAGTGGCGTCATTTGGTATTCGGGAATTGTGTTCACAACCCCTTCAAGATTGAAATGATATTCATTATTAGTCACATCATAGAAAAATTCAAGTCTATAATCACTGCTTTCACCATCACTATTAACAATAGTCATAAAATTGTATGGATATGTTAGAAGTTTCTTATTTTTAGGCTCATAATAATCATTTATATCAAAAAAGAAATAGGGGGAGGTTTCATATACTTTTTCTATTGTATAGGGGCCTCTAGGGATGTAGCCTTGATTAAGAAATGCGGTTGGCATCATAAAAATGGATACAACTGCATCAGATTTATTATCGGCTGTATAATCATTTAGAAAAGCATTTGCGTCTGTGGCATTGTCAAATCTATAATATTTTGTTCCGGAATATACACTATTATAAAAACCCCCTTCTGCGGATTGCCATGCGCTTTGGTCTTTAAATTGTGATACAGCCACAACAATTGATAAATGTTCAAATTCATCCCCGACATCCCTTAACTCATGGTTCATAATTGGGCCAAGGCTCAGTTTTTCATCTATCAAATTATCGCCCGGTGTATCGGTCGCTTGTGTTTCACGTTCAACGAAACATTCCTGCAAGGTATAATCAAA